GCGGTTCTCGCAACGCCATGGCAACGAGACCATCTTCAAATACTCGGTTACGCTGCTGGACAACATCGAGTTCATCGTGGCCCGCAGCGACAACGAACGCCGGGAGATCATCCAGACTTTCACCCGGCGCGGCATCAAGAAACTATCTGACGGGCGCAAGGTGGAGGACATCGTCTATACCCCGCAAAGCTGGAGCAAACGCAAACAATGACCATGAAGGACTTTATCGAACAGGAGAAAAGGCGGCTGCAGGAAGCGCTGCACTGGTTCAACAGTCGGGGGAGCCGCATGACCGTCAGAGAGTCCGGGGATCTCTTTCTGGATACCCTGGTGGGCAGCTTCACCGTCACTCGGATCGGCCCCCATTTCGATGCCGCTGGCAACCATCTGCGCACCGATTTCTTGCTGTTGTGGAAGGCGCTGGGCTACGACGAGGGCTTTCAGCACGCCCACACCATCAAGGTGGTCGATGTCCGGGTCGAAGACACACTGACGGCCGAACATGACGGCAAGGAGATCGAAGCTTGGCTGATGGTCGATATGACCGACGACCTCGGCAGGGTTCACCATGTCGAAATGATCGAGCCGGTCTCGGAGCCCGAACTCGCGGCGGACTGGCAACGCTGGATCGCCTACCGGCAGAAAAACGCCGAGAGATTCCGCCGGATCGACGACCAGCTTCTGGCCGAGCATCTCAGAATTGCGGAGGATTGGTCATGAAACTGCGCTACATGATCGACTCGATATTGGTCGACCGGCGAGCCTCCGTTCCAGAATATGTGCCCGTTGGCGTCTGGGTTCAGGGGCCGGGTCCCGGCCTGGATGTGGAGATGTACTACCTCGACCGGGGGCCGCACGGGCTTGCCGACTGCAAGGACGAGGCCGCCTGGGTGGTGAACCGTCTGGTCGAGGCCGGGGCCACTTCGCTTCCGGCGGATTTTCTCGAATACCACCGGCTGTCCCGTTCTCCCTATGACGGGGTCTTTTCCGAGATCACCGAGACCGACGAATATCCCTCCATCGACGCCTGCGGCAAAGCCTTTCTGGCCCGGCTGAACCCCGCCCGCTGAAATTCACCGTCACCCTCCGACACATCGCCAACGCTTCCGGTAAGTAACCGCTGAACGCTCCCCGCAGATCGCGGAGAGCCCAGCAAACCAACCGGAGACGTTGATGGAACTGTTCGCCACAGACCTGGAAAGGCTGGCGTTTCTACTGGAGGCCGATGCGGCGCTGACCTGCGATCCTGACGAGCTCGGGACGGAGGCCGCCGAACAGCCAGCTCCTGAAGAGCTTCCTCCCGAGAAGCGCCCCAAGTACATCACCAACTACATCGGTAGTAAGCAGAAGCTCGTCGACTGGATCTGGAAGCATACCCCCGAGGGCGTTGGCACCGTGCTCGACGCCTTCTCGGGGTCTGCGGTCGTGGCCTACATGTACAAGACCAAGGGCCTCCAGGTCATCGCCAACGACCGGCTGCGCTACTGCCACCACGCCGCCAGGGCGATCATCGAGAACAACTCGGTTCGCCTGAGCGAGGACGAAATTGAAGCGCTCATGGCCGACAACGCCAAGGCTGGCAGCTTCGTTCAGGACAATTTCAAGGGGATCTTTTTTGCCAAAGGCGTCCATGCTCTGATCGATACGATCCGCGCCAACTGCGACAAACTCTCCGGCATCAAAAAGGACATCGCCCTGTTTGGCCTGGGCAAGACCTGCATGAGCGGCAAAGGTGGTTTCGGGCATTTTTCATCCTCGACCGATTACGGTCGACGCAAGGACACGCCCGAGGAATTCAAAGAGCGTCTGCGCAAAAACCTGCAACGCATCAACGCCCTGGTCTTTGACAACGGCAAGGAGAACAAGGCTCACCGTCACGACATCAACGACCTGCTGCCGAAAGCCAAGGCGGATCTGGCCTATTTCGACCCGCCCTACGCCACCGAATTTTCCACCACCAATTACGAGCGAGCCTACCACTTCGTGGAGGGGCTCATGACCTATTGGGACGGCCTCGAGATCAAGGCCGACACCAAGGTCAAGTATTACGAGACCGACCACAAGACGGTCACCAAGGGTAATGCCAGCGAGTTTTTCCAGACCTTTCTCGGCAATGCCAAGCACATCCGACACTGGCTGATCTCCTACCGCGATCACGCTTATCCGAATGAGCAGGAGATGAAGAAAATCATCGGTTCATTCGGCAAGCAAAGCCAGATGAAATCGAAAGATCACCATTACGCCATCACCTCCCGGCACGGAGATGCCTCGAACGCCAAGGAACGGCTGTTCGTCTGCATCCCCGGCTCAACAGCCAAAGCGGAGCAAGAGATGAAACCGGTGCCGCTGGCCGCTGCCGCGAACTTCCACACCAGTATTCCCGTGGACATTCGCTTGGGTGAGGCGGAACGCTTGAGCGCCGAGGCTATGGATGTCGGGGCACCGGGCGATCCCCAGTTCAGTTTCGTGCTCTGCCGCACCGGCACCAACAAAAACGGCGATCACTTCACTGCCGATGAACTCTCCGGACGGCACATGACAGCCGTGAACAAGAAGGTCGATCTGCAGCACTCTCAGGAGTTCAACGATATCGTGGGTGGTGTCGTCGCCGCCGATTATCTGGAAGACGACAACGGCGGCCGGGTGGAATGCGTCGGGGAGCTGTATGTCCACGACACACCGGCGGCTCGACTCGCCTACAAGCTGATGAAGCGCGGGATCATCTCCCAGGTTTCCATGGAATGTGACTACCAGGAAGGCGAATGTTCGGTCTGCCACAAACGCTTCCAAAACAAGGCCGACTACTGCACGCACCTGCGCAAGTTCAAGGGTCGTGATTTCAACGGCCAACCCGTCTTCGAAATTCTGCAGGGTGTCACCTTTACCGGACTGGGCTTGCTCGACCGCAAGGGTGCGGATGAGAACGCCAGAATTCTGCAGGTAGCATCGATTCAGAGCCAACCCGACCAATCCCAACACGAAGGAGATTCCACGATGGAAGACAAAAACAAACCCAACGATGACCCGGCCGCCAAGACTGAATCAGACGCGGCCAAGAAAAAACCGGTGCAGCAAGAGACCGACCCGGCCCGTGTTTCCGACCTGGAAAAGGAAAACCGGCAGCTCAAAGCCCAGGTGGCCGAGCTGCAGAAACGCGTACAGGAACTGGAGGCTGAGCAAAAAGCCGCCGCCTGCCGTTCCCGGGCGAAGAAGCTCCTGACCCGTCTGGTGGAGAAGCAAGGACTCTCCTTTGCCTCCGAGGCGGACCGTGACGCCGAACTCAAGCGACTCGCGGAACTTTCCGACGAAGCCTTCACCGCCACTGAGGCGGCCTACGAGCGCCTGCCCAAATCGGCCAAGGAGGAGAAACTCGCCGCCAGCGACCCGGGGGACAAGCCCGCCGCCAAAGCATCGACGGAACAACCGCTGCGCAGCGACGCTGGTGTCCGTCCCCACGATGTGGATGACCGCAAGGTGTCGCTCGAGGATCGTCTGCGCGACGGGTTCATGGCCGCTTACCGCAACCGTGTCGGCGAGGACTCTCCCGAACACTCGGAAATCAACGCATAAGGAGGAAACACCATGTCATTCATTAATCCGTGTCACCGCAGCCTCGCCTACGGCGATGGCCACATCCAGGGCGACGGGCAGCTCGGTCAGATGGTCCGCGTAGTCGGCAACGACCTGTTCGCCGTCAACACCGATCCCACCAAGCGCTCCTTCGGCATCCTGATCAAGGACTACGCCGGTGGAGAGATGCCCGGCATCTACTGCGACGGCGGCGTTTACGAGACCGACGCCTTCGAAGGGACTATCGCCGCAGGAGACGACCTGAAAGTCTCCGCCAACGGCCGACTGACCAACGGTATCGCAGCGGGAGAACGCCTGGTCGCCCACGCCATCTCCGTACAGAGCGGCGTTCTCAAATTCCGTCTGTTCGTCTAACACAAGGAGCCAACGCACATGAAAACCAATCAGTTGAAGATTCATTCCCAGGAATACATGGAAACCATGGCGCGGCTCATGAGCGAGGCTCTCGAGTCGCCGGAAGGCATGCGGGCATTGGCCGCCGCCATTGCCGCGCCTATCGAACAGGAGATCAAGCGCAAGGAGATCTCCTCGCTGTTGCTCACCAAGCACACGCTGCCCAAGGGCGAACGCCCGGTCTACCAGAAGAAACCGACCGTCAAGGCCCACTGGATCAGCAAGGATGGCGACGCCCAGGAGCAGGAGGTGGGCAAGGACGAGGTCGAGTTCCCCACCAACCGTATCCACTCCAATCCGATGGTGGATGTTTCCGTCCTCAAGAATGGCAACATCGGCACGCTGATGGACATCCAGACCAGCGCCGCCGACGCCATCCGCAAGGAGATGGACCGCCGTACCATCTCGGTGTTGTCCTCGGCCATCCCGGCGTCCAACATCATCGAGGTCACCGGTGACGTGCTCACCGAAGAGGCGCTGAACGAGGCCATCTCGATCATCGAGGACCTGGAGCTTTCGGTGAAGTACATCGTCATGCGCGGCCGCCGGTTCAACGACATGCGCGGCTGGAATCTCGATCCCCAGACCAAGCTCGAGCTGCGTCAGAAGGGTGTCATCAAAAACTACGGCACCGGCGGCATTCTGCTGACCGCCTCCATGCCGTTGGACGAGATCATCATCGTCCCGGATGAAGAGGTCGGAAAGATGCCGGTTCGCGAGAACCTGAAGACGGAGTCCATCGACCAGAAGACCCGCTTTAAAACCGGTTGGCTGGTGTGGTCCGAGATCGGCCAGGGCATTACCCGTCCCGACGTCATGGCCAAAATCAAACTGGTTCCATAATCCCGGAGGTAATGCGTTATGAATCGAATCAAAAACATCCGGCCCGGTATCTTGGTCATTCCTGATGCCGGGCTGAAACTGAAGCCCGGACAGGTCGTCGAGGTGGAACACTTTACCAAACAAATCCAGGCTGCCCTGAAAAACGGACGCCTGGCCATGGCAGACAAACCGAAGCAGGAACCGGTCGTGAGTCCCGAGCCCGACCAGGACGCGGAGCCGGTGGACCTGAGCAAGCTCTCCGCCACAGACGCCATCTCCAAGGTCAACGAGGAGGCCAATCCCGAGACCCTCAAGGGCTACATGGAAACCGAAAAACGCCGCACGGTGATCGACGCGCTCAAGAGCCGTCTGGAGGGCATGCAAGGTGCTGCTGAGTGATCTGATCGCCGACCTGCGGCTCGATCTTTCCGATCCGGGCGCATCTCTCTTCGAGAACCTGACTCTGGATAGATGCGTCCGGAAGGCCGTTTTTCGAGTCGGCCGCGATCTTGACCAAACGCTGACGGTAACGGCCGGAGAGATCATCCCCGATCCCTCCGGAGAGGTTCGGGAGCTCCTGGTGATCATGGCGCAGATCCACGCCTGCCAGGTCATGCGCTCGGCCACCGCCAACGCCTTTTCTTTTTCCAGCGGTGACAAGCGGGTGGACAAAACCGGCCAGCCTGGCCATTGGGCCAAGCTCGAAGCCGATCTGCTCGCGGACTACCGCCAGCGGCTCACCGAGTTGCGCCCGGCCACCCAGCTCGACCAGGAAGCCTACATCCTGACTCCGAGCGGCCTTGCGCCGGTCATCTACGAACAAGGGATCGACCTCGATGTTGTTGAATGACCGGGAACGCTCAGAAGCCGTGGCCGACGTCGCCCGGCTGATCCTCTCCTCGGGCCAGACCGCACGCGTCCTGCGCGTGGTTCCCGGCGAACGGCTCTACGGCACCGACGATGCCGATTACGCGGAAGTCTCTGTCATCCCCCTCGAACTGAACGAAACCCCGCCGGAGGAGCTGAGCGACAAGATCGACGCGCTCGCCTGTGTCCTTCCGGATGCCGACGTTCATGGTGAAGACCGCCTGGCCGCAGACAGGGAAACCTATCGCATACAGAGCGTGGAAGAAGAACACTTCTTCGGGACCGTCACTCACAAGAACCTGCAACTGGTGAAGCTCAATGGGCGTTAGGCGGACCGGTGATTGGGACAAGGCCCGCACCAAGCTGACCACCGGCATGGGGCCGCGCCTGGCCACGGCTCTGCGTCAAGCCACGATCCGCAACGCCCTTTTTCTGGTGCGTGAGATCCAGCGGGGGATTCGCTCCCAGGCCCCGGGAGGACAGGCTTTCGTGAAACTCGCCGAAAGCACCATCGAGCGCAAAGGCTCCAGCAAGGCGCTCATCGACACCGGCTTTCTCGTCAACGCCATCACCCAGAAGATCATGGCCGACAAGGCGTTCGTCGGCCTGCTGCGCGGCACCGTCAACAAGGACGGGGAAGACATGGTGAACATCGGTGCCGTCATGGAGTACGGGGCCACCATCAAACATCCGAACGGCGCGACCATCATCATCCCCGCCAGACCCTTTTTGCATCCGGTGATGGAGAAGTACCGCGAGCAGATCCTCCAGAACTATCGTGAGGCGATCCGCTCCGCGCTTTGAGCCTCCGACACATTCCCAGCGCTTCCGGTAAGTAACCAGGCAGAAAACGGAGGCGTCCCTTGAGCACGATACAGACCGTCACAGAAACACTGATCCGCCTGGCCAAGCAGGTCATCTACCCGGACACCGTGCTGGTGTTCCCGGATGACCTGTTCGAGGTCCAGCGCACCCCCAGCGTCATCCTCCAGGGGCCGAAGCTGACGGAAGACCGTTTCCGCCGCAGCCAGAGCCGCCTGTTCGAGAAGAATGTCGCGGAGCTGAGTTTCGAGGAGTGTCGATTTCCCCGGCTCTATCACCTCGATTTCGATCTGGTGGTGACCGTGGGCCGGGAGTCTGAGCTGCTGGAGTTTCACGAGTCGGTGTCGCGGTTTATCCAACTCCATCCGGTGATCGTCATCGCCGACCAGGGCAGCCTGAACCTCACGGAATTGGTTCCTCTGGGCGGCCTGGCCCGGGTAAATCTCTCCAACCTCCGGCAGAGCTCCGGACGCATCCGCATCGAATCCTGCCCGGTGTACGACGGCGACCTGCGAGACGGTCAGCTGATCCGGGATCGGACCTTCCAGTTTCACGGCGACGTGACAGAACAACGAACCATTCAACCGTAAAGGAGTACAACCGTGATCGAAATCAGAAATCTGCAGTTTCAACCCCTGACGTTCAACCTCTCTGGCCAGGGAACCGTCCACCTCGGACCGCGAGAGCGCAAGAGCATCGCCCGCAAGGACCTCTCCGCCGAGATCCGGACAGCCGGAAAACGCGGCCTGGTGCGTCTCACCGACCTGACCGGCGGCGCAACCCTGGAGCCGGAAACGCTCACGGCGACCGAGGACGCCGGAACCGATGAGGCCAAGACCACCAGCAAGCGGAGGAAATAACCATGCCGACCTATCTATCGCCCGGGATTTACACCCGGGAAACGGACTTCAGTTTCTATGTGAAGCAGATCTCTACCTCGTCGGCCGCTATGGTCGGTGTGGCCGAGAAAGGCCCCATCAACAAGCCCGTGCTGGTGACGAGCTGGGAGCAGTTCATCAACCGTTTCGGCTCCTATATCAATGAAAGCTATCTGGCCTATGCGGCCCGGGCATTTTTCGACAACGGCGGCTCGGTGCTTTACGTCAACCGTATCGCCCATCTCACCGACCCCACCGACCGGGACACGCTGACGGCGGTCAAGTCTTCCATCGTTCTGCAGAACCGGGAGACGACGCCTGCCGACGCCCTGCGGATCGAGGCCGTGAACGAAGGCGTCTGGGGCGACCGGCTCTCCGTCTCCATCGAGGACGGCTCCCTCGATCCGGCCAACCATTTCAACCTGGTGGTCCGGCACAAAGGCGATGTGGTCGAGGTGTTCAAGGATCTGAGCATGGACGAGATGCTGCCCAACCATGTGGAGCTGGCGATCAACGACCGCTCGGATTTCATCCTGGTCCAGGATCTGGCAGCCGCGTCGGGAACTCCCGGCGACCGTCCGGGATTGGGCGTGTTCACGCTCAGCGGCGGCGACAACGGGCTGACCGATCTGGCCGATGCCGACTTCATCGGCGATCCCTCGCAGCATACCGGCCTCTATGGCTTTGACGAGATCGACGCCCTGAACCTGCTGATGGTCCCCGGCGTCACCACGGTGCCGGTCATCAACGCCGGAATCGCCTATGCCGAGGGGCGCAAGGATCTGCTGTTCATCGCCGACACGCCCATGCACCTGGAGCCGCTCGAAGCAGTCGACTTCCGCAAGGGACAAGGGATGTACAGCCACGCGGCCTTCAACTCTTCCTACGCGGCGCTCTACTACCCCTGGCTGGAGATCAGCGATCCGGTCAACTCGCGCAAGAAGCTGGTGCCGCCCTGCGGCGCGGTGGCGGGCTGCATCGCCCGCAGCGACCAGAAGACCAACGTCTGGAACGCGCCCGCCGGTATCGACCGTGGCCGCATCTTCAACACGCTCTCCCTGGCCTACAAGACCAGCCGTGGCGAGCGCGATGTGCTCTATCCGGAAGGGATCAACGTCATCGCCGTGTTCCCCGACACCGGCATCAACATTTGGGGCCAGAAGACGCTGCAGAGCCAGCCTTCGGCCGTGGACCGCATCAACGTGCGCCGCCTGATGATGTTCATGGAGGAAGCCATCTCGGAATCGTCCCGCTTCGTGGTGTTCGAGCCGAACCATCCCCAGACCTGGCGTGCCCTCGGCCGCCTGATCAATCCCTTCCTGCA